AGGGGAGTGTAACAGCTCCCCTTTGTCATGTACAAAACTTTGATTATATTTACACCATGATAATCAATTACATCACTCCATTAGTAGTCTCATGGTGGTTCACTCACTTCGAGCCCATCCAGGACTACATAGACACCAAACTCATACTACCAGACTGGCTACATACAGCACTTGGATGCTGGAAGTGTCTCTCATTCTGGTCCACATGGATATACTCACAATCATTCACTGTGGCCTGTGCCACATCACTCACAGCCGTATGCTTGAACAAACTGATATACAACTCATAGAGACCATTCTCAACCTGCCAGAGGTAGAGACAATGAAGAAGAGCTCACTGGTGCAACTCAGAGCAGTCAAACAGAAGGCAACAGGCATACGTGACAAAGAATGCTTTTGCTCTGGAGTACGGAGGAAGGTGTGGTACAAAGACTTCCTAATCTGGTATGAAGCTAATACTTGACCAATATATCAGCAGGAACTATGATGAGGTGCTCAAATACACAAAGCACTTCCTCAAGCGACTCAACATACCGAGCTCAATAGATGCAGATGCAGTCATCAACAATGCTTATCTACACTGTGTGAAGGTCAACATACCAGACATGACTCAAGACAAGGCTAAGAGCTATCTACTGAACACGATCAAGTATGAGTTAATCTGGACTCAAGGCTCCAGGACTAAAAAGGATGACATCTACAGGTCACAGGAGTACTTAACAGATTGCCTGGATGACCCTACAGAGATGGAGCACAAGATAAAACTTGAGAATGACCACAACTTCAAGAAGGCAATGGTTGAGATATACAGGAACACATTGGATGACAGGATAAAAAAGATTATCTTTGAAGCATACTATGACAAAGGTCACTCAACTCAGACTGCACTTGCTCAGTACTTTGACATCAACAGTACATCTGCATACTTCCTGATACGTGAAATAAAACAAAATATAAAACAAATACAATATAGGTATGAAGAGTGTTGACATAGTAGGACTAATTACTTACATCCTGGCATGGGGTGTGGTGCTGGCACTGTTCAATGAGAATATGTACCTGCTGTACAAATTTGCAGGTGCAACATTAGGAGCATATCTAATATTCATAATAATACAACAAAATGAACTACAAAATTAAGGATGAGTGGATGAATAAGACTATTAAAGTCTATAGTAAGCACACAGGAACAAGAGCAATGTCAACAGCTAAGATTGACATGACAAAGATAGAGTACTATTTCAGCATAGGACTCAAGCATATCTTTGAAGAGGTGGTGACTACCACTGCACCAGAGGTGACTGTCATAGAGTACAAAGCTATAGATGGACCAATACCAGAGTCAACTGCTAAGCCTAAAAAGAAACGCAAACCTAAAGGTGATGCCCAAGCATAAACACATAGAGACTCCAGAGGCAATGTGGGAATTGTTTGAAAGGTACAAAGAATGGACCAAGAACAACCCACGATATCAATACTCACTTTCTAATAAGACAGGTGAGGCTACTGCTGTACCTTTGGAGAGACCAATGACTCAAGTAGGTTTTAGATGCTTTGCTGCTGATATGAATAGTTCAGTGCAGGATTACTTTGCTAATACGGATGGGAGATATTCAGCGTATACGACAATCTGCACGCGCATAGAGGAAGCAATCAGACAAGACCAAATTGAGGGAGGGATGACAGGGCAGTACAATGCCTCCATAACTCAGAGACTAAACAACCTAACTGAGCGAGTGGATACAACCACCCAAGGTCAGGCAATAAATGATATTAAGGTTACTATTATTAAATAGTGTATCTTTGACATAAATCTTACTATACTACTAATTAAGTGGTATAGGTCAACTATTGCACACAATGGAGATAAAGAGCACAGTGATATTCGAGAGGAACTACGAAGCCCTCAACAGTCCAGACTACAGATTCATTATCAATGAGGGTGGCTCAAGGTCATCCAAGACCTACAGCCTATGCCAGCTGATAATTGTCTACTGCCTGCAGAACAGAGGCAAGGTGGTCAGCATCATACGCAAGACCTTCCCTGCACTCAGAGCAACAGTGATGAGGGACTTCCTTGAGATCATGAAGGACTTAGATATCTATGAGGTAAGCAAGCACAATAAGAGTGAGCACATCTACACCTTTGACAATGGGTCCATAGTGGAGTTCTTCTCAGTGGATGATGAGCAAAAGATAAGAGGTAGGAAGAGAGACCTTGCATGGTGCAATGAAGCCAATGAGCTGTACTATGATGACTTCACTCAGCTGAACATGAGGACAGAGGGAAAGCTAATCTTTGACTACAACCCAAGTGAAAGCAACTCATGGCTGTATGAACTACCAGTTGAGGAAAGCATCCTAATCAAGTCAACCTACAAGGACAACCCGTTCCTACCAGATAGCATCAAGAGACAGATAGAGGACTTGAAGAGGACAGATGAGGCACAATACCAAATATACGCACTTGGAGAGAAAGCTATTAGCAAGAGCAACATCTACAGCAACTGGTCCTTTGTCAAGCATAGACCTGCTAAGTTCACATCCTTTGTCTATGGGCTTGACTTCGGGTACAACCACCCCACTGCACTCATCAGAGTGTACTGGAGAGACAAGGACATCTACATTGAGCCAGTGATCTATGAGAGCTACTTGACCACCACTGACCTCATCGCTCGCATGGACCAGTTAGGCATTGACAAGAGTGTGAACATACTGGCTGACTACTCAAGACCAGAGACCATTGCTGAGATAGATAGGGCAGGGTACTACATTGAGAATGCCAACAAGGTAGTGAAGAAAGGTATAGATAACATCAAGACTTTTGGAGTGATATGTGAGGACCACCCCGCACTTAAGAAGGAGTATGAGAACTACAAGTGGAAGAAAATAGGTGACACCATCACAGATGAACCAGTCAAGCTGTGGGATGATGCCATGGATGCCATCCGATATGCAGCGACATACATCAAGCAGGAGTACTACACTGATGACTCATACCTTGCCTTCTAACAGGATTCATTCTAAGATACAATATAGGTATGGCAACAACATTCATAGCACAGCCTCAAGACTTCACTCCTGCATACAATGAGTGCAAGTTCATAGTGGACTCGACCAATTTGAACAAGGCAGGATTCAGGTACATCTTTGAGGTGTTTGAGGCAGGCACTTCAAACAGGATAGGATACTACAAGGCACTGCCAACATTTGGCACTGGCTATGGTGAGCAGGACTTAAGTAAGTTACTGAGCAACATGGTTAGCTTTGACTTTGACCCTACAGTGTTGACCTTTTATGATGCTGTGAACAGCTACTATAACTATGACATCAAGATAGGTGAGGAGTACATCTTTGACCTAAGCTATACAGCATCACTGGTTGACAATGGTGGGAGTGTACGCATCACAGCGACTCATCCCTTCCAAGTAGGTGATCAGGTGAACATCACACAAGCAGATGGTGGTGTTGCTAATCCTGGAGTGGAAGGACTGCATACAGTGATAGCAATCACAGGCACGACTAACTTCACAATCAATGCACTATGGGCAGATGTAACAGATGCAACCATCAACGGTGTAGTGAAGTATGCTGACAATAGGAAGACGGTCAACCTAAACATAGTGAGCACACTTGACAAGTATGTGTTCAACGGTGTGCAACCATGGCTTGAGATGCCTAACTGGGATGAGACTGACTATGAGCTTGACGGTGTGAATAAGGCATGGCTAACCAACCAGCCTAAGACATTCAACTGCACCCCAAGTCAAGACTTATGGCTCAACCTTAGAGGTGACGGTATAGGCATCAACAAGAGAGTGTACTTTGAGAATGACAACGGTGACCTATTCTACAAGGATATTGCAGGAGGTGACTACATCAAGGGTGTGGCAGTTGGTCCTAACAACTTTGGCTCACTTACCTTAGTGAGTGGCACAGCTCCCTTGATTAAGGATAGCACTAAGATATATCAAGTGTGGTATAGTGATGGAGCGTTCAACCCTGTACAGTCATTATCTTATGAGATAACAATAGACAGGAGACCAGCCATCACACAGTACAACATCTTGTTCCTTGACCGTATGGGTTCATGGAGCAGCTTTGCCTTCCAGCTGAGAAGCTATGAGAAGCTGAACATCAAGAGAGAGACATACAACAAGGATGTGCCTGGCTTTGTGAGTGGTGCTGAGTGGCAGTACAAAAGTTATGAACAAGGTACTGTTAATTTCAACACTCAAGTAGCTAAGACCATTGACCTCAACACCAACTGGATGACAGAGGCACAGGCATACTACTTCCAAGAGTTGGTGACCTCACCACAGACTTACATTGCTCCAGTTACCTTTGTGAACTGTGAGTATGTGTTAGGTGACTATATCAGCTGTAATGTCATGAACAACAGCTTTGACATACAGAGAGAGAGGAACAAGCACCTCATCAGACAACAGCTTCAAGTTAGGTTAAGCAACAACGACATGATCAATGGTTAAGATAGTACTATCAACAGGGGTGCTGGATGTTGCTGAGTCTCTATCCCTACCCATAACATTTAACATCGGAGACATTAGAGATCTATCCTCAAGGAAGGGGACATTCTCTAAGACTGTGACTCTGGAAGGAACTAAGAACAACAATGAGTTGTTAGGTCACTACTATGATGTGAACATCCAAGCCGGCACATTTAACATCAACACCTTGACTAAGTGCCAGGTCATTCAGAACGGTGTACCTATCTTAGATGAGGCTCTTCTGCAGTTGGTGAGTGTGAACAAGGTGCAGACCAACAACAGCTATGAGGATGAGGTAACTTACAGCGTATTGATTAAGGATAGCAGGGCTGAGTTCTTTACAGCCATCACGAATGCTAACTTGACTGATTTAGATTTTAGTGACCTTGACCATGCCTTTGACTCGGGTGCTATAGTTGCAACGTTCAACAACACTGTGGCAGATGGGTATAAGTACTTGATGCCGTACAACAACACTAACCAGTACAATGCTAATGACTTCAAGCCAGCCATCTATGCCAAGACTTACTGGGATAGGATATTCGCTGTGGCAGGCTTCACATACACATGGGCAGACATAGCCTCTGCACACTTTGATAAGTTGCTGATACCTTACAACGGTGACACCAACAACCAGGACTATGAAGACTACAGAGTTGAGGCAACCAACACCTGGACCACAACCAATGTACAGGCAACAGGCTTCAACAATACATTCAGTGAGATAGTTGACTCTGGATGGACTGAGCTGATAGATACACAGGGTATCTTTGACCCTACACTTGGAGAGTACTCATCACCTATCAACACCAATGCCTTGGCAGGTGAACACTATATTTACACATTGACTGTCGGAGGCAACATCACACTTGACAACAACAGTGGAGCTGTGGCTAACTTCAACCCAAGCTCAGCTATCTACAAGGTATTTGTTAGGGTGCAAGTGGCAGGCTTTGGTCAAGCAATAGTGTATGGTGACTCTATAGCAGTAACTGCATTCAACTTCCCAACTATACCAACAGGCAACACAACCATCCTAACCTTTGCAAATACCTTCAACATTCCTGCAGCAACTAATGGCTTGATAGCGGGTGTAGCATCTGCTGACATACAAGTGCTTGAGGTAGGTGTTCAGATAACTGTTCCATTTTCAAACAACAACAACCCGATATGGTATAACACATTTCCTACACCTGCAGCCGTCAACGTCATCCTTGACTTGACATCCATCAACATGGTCATACTGCCAAGCAACAACATCCAGGTGACAGGAGGAACATTGACCATGAACCAATATGTGCCTGTAGAGATCAAGCAGTCAGACTTCGTGAAGAGCATCCTACAGATGTACAACCTTTATGTGGAGCAGGACATTGACAATCCTTACAACCTTGTGTTGAGGCATAGGGATGAGTACTATGACTCAGGTGCTGAGAAGGACTGGAGTGAGAAGCTGGCAAAGGACAGAGGGCAGGACTTGATATTCCTTCCAGACTTGACTAAGAAGAAACTCAAGCTAACCTATGAGGCTGATGAGGATGACTACAACAAGATATACACACAGCTGACTGGTGAGATATATGGTCAGATAGAATACACATTTGATAATGAATATGTTAAGGATGTTGAGACTCAGGCTCTACTGTTCTCCCCTACTCCAGTCTACTATACACCATTTGGTGCTTATGTGCCAGCCGTAATAGGTTCTGCACCCAACACTAACATCCGCATCTTGTATGATGGTGGTGAGCAGGTGTGTGGACCGTTTGACATTGTGGACTTTGGCACAACAGGTCAGTATGGTGTGACTACCTATCCAATGTTAGGGCACTTCAACAACGCCTTGACTCCGACCTTTGACATTAACTTTGGCACCAATGACTACTACTTCTATGAGCCTGTATCACTGACAGCCAACAACCTGTACAACCTATACTGGAGGCGCACAGTCAACCAGATAAATGTAGGTAAGATGTTGGTAGCTATGTTTGACCTTGATGAGGTGGACATCCAGTCACTCAAGCTCAATGATAAGATATACATTGATAACTCATGGTGGAACATTAACAAGATAGCTGACTACAATGCCAACAACAACCAGCTGACTAAGGTGGAGCTGATAAGCATAGATACAGAGATTGACCTTGTATCCTTCCAGACTGGCAACGGCAACCCAATAGGTGACACGATCACTGCTGTAGGTACTGACTCTATGCTACGTACCATGAGTATGAACAACAACGTGATCATGCCTGGTGCAGATGCTATGGTGTTTGGTAGGGGCAACACTGTGACTGCTGGCACTAAGGGTATTATTGTAGGTGACGGTCAAGTACTTGAGGATGATGGCATGGTGGTGAGTAACTTGACTGTGACTGGCAGTATCAATGGTGAGGCGGTGGTGAGATATAAGAAGTACGTAGCCTTGATGAGTCAGTCAGGAACATCAGCACCAACAGTTGTGGTCCTTGAGAATAGCATAGGTAACATAGTATGGACCAGAGCCAGTACAGGCTTATATAGAGGCACACTAATAGGAGCCTTCCCTTTGAATAAGACCTATAGCATGATGAGTGTAACCTTAACGGATGGCATAGTGAATGTATATAGATTTTCAAATGACACCATAAGAGTAGCTACTACTAACCTGCACAATCCAACTGCTGCATATCATGACAATCACTTATTAAATAACACAATAGAAATTAGAGTATATGAATGAAGTTGAGATACCCTTAAAGATAACTGGCATAGGTGCCATGAAGGCTGAGTTGAGAGAACTCAAGGGAGCCATTGCCGATGCTACTGACCCAGCACAAATGGCAGCACTAAGTGCCAGAGCAGGGGAGCTCAAGGACAGGATAGGTGATGCTAATGCAGCTGTGAATGTCTTTGCATCTGGTTCAAAGTTTGAGCAGGTCAGCAACTCTATCGGAGGCATCAAGGATTCATTAATGAGTCTTGACTTTGAAGAGGCACAACAGAAGGCTCAAGTCTTTGCTCAGGTGATGGGCAAGCTGAACCCTGCTGACTTAGCAAAAGGATTCAGTGGCTTGATGGGTACAATGAAGACTGTAGGTGGTGCATTCGTGAAGTTAGGGATGCAGATACTTGCCAACCCTATATTCTTACTTGTTACTGCCATTGTTGCCATTGTGGTAGCTATAGGATTCCTACTAAAAAAGATGGGAGTACTTGATGCTGTACTCAAGGTGTTAATGGCACCTATCAATGCACTTATTGAGGGCTTCTATGCCATCACTGATGCACTTGGCTTGACCTCTAAGGCGGAGGAAGAGGCAGCAGAAACCACTAAGAAAGCAGAGGAAGAGAAGAGGGCAGCCATTCAGGAGAGCTACGGCAACAGGCAGCAGTTGTTCAACCTTACAAAGGACATGAGTGCGGAGGAGATTCGTATGATGGAGGACCAACTTGGAGTACGCATCAACACTGCTGAGTCAGAGTTTGACATTGAGAGACAGAAACAAGAGGAGCTACAGGCATCTATTGAGAGACAACAACAGACCTATCAAGATATTGAGGATGCTGGTGGTGAGCTAACAGAGGAACAAGTTAAGGACAGAGAGAAATTAAGACAGGCATGGCTTGACTCAAACAAAGCTATTGAGAGCAATGAAGCCAACAGAGCAAAGGCAATCATAGACATCAACAGAAAGCAGAACGATCAGTTGACAGCTTGGAAGTTAAAGAATATTAAAGATGACAATGTCAGAGCTAAGGAGCAGTTTAAACTTGATGAGCAACAGGCTATTGCTGAGCTTGAAAAAAACATAACAAGAGCTAAGCAATTAGGTCAAGATACTTCTAAGTTTGAGCAGATAAGACAAGAGATTAAAACCTTCTATGCTGGTGAGGCTAAAAAGGTTGATGATCGTGTGGCTAAACAACAAACTGATGCAGCAGTTGCTGCCAACAAGGAGGCACAAAGTAGAGCTAAGGAGCAACAGGCTGATTATGAGAAATTGATTGAGGGTAAGTTAAAAAAACTTAGAGATGCTAATCAAAAGGAAATTAACTTAACTAAGGAAGGTACACAGGCTCGAGTTGATGCTGAAGTGAAAGCACTTAATGATGAGATTAAGTACATGGAGAAAAACCAAAAGACGTTAAAATTAAGCAATGACCAGTTGTTCAATATTGCAGCTGACTATGATAAAAAGAAGAGAAAGCTACAAGAGGACTTTGATACCAAGCAAAAGAACCTAACCAATGAGCAAGCAAAAGCTGAGGCAGAAAGTTTGATGCTTAATGCCAAAACAGAAGAGGAAAAATTTGCTGCTAAGGAGGCAATGCTTAAAGCTACTGCAAAGATTGAACTTGATAATAAAGATTTATCAGCTATTCAAACAAAGAACATTGAGGATAAGTTGACCAATGACCTTGAGGAGATTGAGACTCAAAGAACCAACCTTAAGATTGCAGCAGCTAAAAAGATACTTGATGCTCAACAGTTAGCAGCAGAGACTCAGCAAGCAGCAGAGGCATTTGCACTGGAGAGATTCAAAGGAACTAAGGAGCAAGAAATTGCAGCCAATGAGGCGTTCCTTGCAACACAGCTGAGCACCCTTGAGAAACAAAGACTCAATGAGTTAGCTAACAAGCAACTTACTGTTGATGAGATTGCAGCCATTGAGCAGAAATACGATCAAGCTAAAATAGTTGCGGCAGAGACAACAGCTGCTAAATTGGCTGAGATAGATGACAAGGCAAAAGCTAAAACAGTTGCCAATATCACACAGGGCTTTGAGTCAACCAAGGAGGCACTTGGTGCTATCTCATCAATGCAACAAATCAGTACAGATAGAAAACTTAAGAACGTAGAGAAAGGTAGTAAGGAAGAGGAAAAAATCCTCAAGCAACAGTTTGAGCAACAGAAGGCAATGCAGTTAGCAATGGCTGCAATCAATGGAGCTCAAGCCATCCTTGCAATCTTGACCGTTCCTGACTTCACCTTAGGTGTTGCATCTGGTATAAGAATAGCAGCAGCAGTAGCGGCAACAGCAGCGAGTATAAGTGCTATCTCAAGCACAACCTTTGCAGGTGGTGGTCAAGCTCCTAATGACCCTGGTCTTCCAGATGTATCAGGTGTTAGTGCAACAGGTGGTATGGCAACACCAAATGTATCATTGTTTGGTAGCAACAACAACATGAACAATGTAGGTGCTCCACAGGATGGTCAAGGTGGGCAGAACATCACAGTCAATGCTATAGTGAGTGAGACCCAAGTAACAGATGTACAGAATAGAGTAAACAGAATACAAAGAAACGCAGAATTATGACAAGTTATCAAGCACTAATCAACCACATTGAGGCATTCTACAACAACCACCTACAGGTTAAGAAGGTAGGGAGTGACTTCACTGAGCAATTACCTAACTTCGCTACTAAGGATGAGAAATATCCTTTAGTGTTCATAGCTCCAGTATTTGCCTCTCCGACCACCAACACCAACACAGTGAGCTTGGAGATATACTGCTTTGACATTATCCAGAAGGACAGAGCCAACATCACAGTGATACTCTCCGATTGCCATCAGATACTTGTTGACTTGGTCAATCAGTTCACATTCAGCACTGACTACTCATTCGACATCTTAGGTGTTCCTACTTTGACACCATTGAACAACCAGTTGCTTGACTATGCTGCAGGATGGCTAATGACTTTGGATGTTGAGATGAGTAACTGGACTGACTGTCAAGTACCACTTATAACAAATCTGCCAGGGTAGTACAATATAGGTATATAAAACTTTTATAATGAACACAGATAATGACATACTAATTGCAAATCAAGGAACATTTGTAGTTAATAACACAGCAGAGAAAACTGTAACTATCAATGCTATAGTGGTACTTGAGGATACTGTATTCAATGCTATCAAGATAGCTGGCTCAGACGTTAAGTCAACTTACATTGCTGCACCTGCAACAGCTGTTAAGGCAGGTGCTATCATACGTGCTATAAATGCTCAACAGTTTAGTGGAGTTAAGTTAACAAGTGGATCAGTAATTTTAGTACTATGATAAGTGCATTAAACTTCAAGATAGGTGGAGGAGGTGGTGCTTGTGCTGATGCAACTGTAAAAAATAGTGACAATACCTATAATACAACAACTGCATCTGGAAGTACTTTAACCTTACCAAACATTACAGTAACTGACTCAGATGGCTCAACTTCATCTGTTCCTGCTGTTAAGAATGTTACCTGTAAGCTAAGTCCAGTTGGAGCTAAGTTATTAAAAACAGGTCAAACTACATCTTACAGAACTGGAGATGATGGTGACATTGAGGCTGGACGTGCAACATCATTCACAGTCCTTCCAAGCAACAACCCCTTTGGTAACACGAATAGATTTACAGATACTTTAGGGGGTACGGCTTATGCTAATAATATTGTAATTGATTGGAGTACATACGACGGTACAACTGTTTTAGGATGGTATAGATTAGCCATGCCAACAGTAAGTGTTTATACATGGAATCAAGCTATTGATGCTGCCTTAGCTTTTTCAATAGGCACGTTTACTACGGGATGGAAATTAGCTAATACTGTGGAGTATTCAAGTTTATTCAATTGGGCTAATACACCTGCTAATAAATTGAACTACGCACCGTTTAATTTAATTGGTGATTTTTGGACAAGCACAACAGATGCTAACTTGACAACCAGTGCATTCTATGTTATAAACTCAGTACAGATATACTTATATACTACTGGTAAAACAAGTGCTATTAAATCTGTATTCAATAGAACATTCACAGTAACAGGAACAACATTATCTTAATATAAAAAAAAAATGGCAACTTATAAATTTCCTCAATTCAACGTTGAAATAGTTAACCCTACGGTGACTGTATTAACTGTAACAGATAACATCATTGAAAGAGTATGTTCAACAAATGTATTACTTGCTACTCCATCAACAAATTTTGGTGTTGAGTTTACTGGTTACACTTACACAACTGATTGGAATGACCAAGATATTATTGATTGGGTTAACAACGTAGAGCTTCCTAAGTATCAAGTGAAGTAATCAATGGGTAGATACGCTAACACTGGTGAGTTTAATGTCCTTTATCCTACCAGGAGAAGGATGGCAACGATATTGAAACGTATTATAAGGAATGATGTTGTTGATGGTCAAGGTACATTGGTTGAGTCTATAAGAATCAATGCTAAGATTACAAGTTTTGAGAAACTGGAGATACAAATCATAGCCATGTATTACTTCATTTTCCTCAACAATGGTGCATTCTTATGGAACGGTGGAGTAATTACACCCAGAGACTATGTTGCAACGTTCACACAGGAGCTCAATGCAGCAGGTATCACAGCTGAAATATACTCACAGTACACTGAGTGGCTGGCAAAAAGATTTCCTATCTTAGAGGTAGCAGAGATACTTGAAAAAAACCAGAGAATCACTTATACTTTTGAGGCATTAGATCCTCCTCCTGGCTTCCAGGTAGGCTTCCCATTAGACGTTTAATTCCTTCTTCATACCTAACATATTAAAGGTCATGATTAGTGACAGGTTAGTCACCTCATGGAACTTAGTTAGGTCCTCATTGCATAGGCTGTAGATAAGCCTTTCCCAGCCCCATTTCTTCTCACTCTTTTTTAGAGCTATCTCCTTTGCCTCATCAGATGTGGCAGGACGTTCATCCTCTTCCTCATCCTCACCATCCTCATCTATGAACAGGTTGGCATAGGTAGTCATGAATGATTCTCTGTAAGCAAGGTACTCTGGAAGGATGCCGTACACATCATTGATACACACCTCATCAAACACACTATATCTTATACTTGGCTTATAGTTATACGGCTCCCACACTGTCTCTCCCCATTCATTGGTCATGACCTTCCTGTACAGGATAGATGCAATGTGACCAAGGTGCTGATTGTAGTCTTTGGCAAAGTAGTGCTCAAGGTCAATGAACTCACCAACGGTCAAGGTGTTCAATGGCTTGTAGTGGTACTCACCTATTACGTGCTTGTAGTTCTTAGAGGGCTCAGAGTTTATGAAGGTGATATCTTTGAGCATATCACTGACCTCACTGATGTCAAGGTCCTCTAAGTCATCAGATGGTATGTCAGCCAGTGCAGCAAGTATCTCTATCTCCCTGGTGAACACTTCCTCAATAGCATACAGCTCTCTAATTTCTTTGAACTGTATTACATCTATCTCACTCCACGACTTGGGCAGGTTCATCCTTTGGCATTTGTTTTGCTAACTTCTGACCTATCTCAACTAAGTACGGCATAGCTAACTCAGCCTTGAGCTCTCTGATTATCTTTGCTTTGAGCTTGATGTGTGCATCTGCATAGTGCTCAGCCTTTGTGAGGTCAGTACGTTTAAACAAGATGGCCAACATCTCGGAGATGTACCCCTTATGTCTTGACTGCATCACTTTCTCAATGTGCTTAGTATCCCTAACTGACAACTTAAATGTCTCATCAAAGGCAGTATAAGTGTAGTTCATGTGCTCAAATGAGTTGATGAGTTCTGGCTTACCACTAAGATTGTTGAAGTTCTTAACACATTCTTTGAACTCCTCAATAGATACATCATCCCAGTCAGCCTCTGGCACACCTAACAGATTGAACACGTCAATGTGTTTCTCAATAGTGTCCAGCTCTTGATTGGCATGGATTGTAGTGATGTCCTCAAACTGCTGGACCGTCAACTCACTCAGTTGATTGGGTACTTCTTTCCCTAAAATTGTTACCATAATCTTGATTTTTAACAAATATAATACTTTTTACAATATAGGCATGGACAGACCAGTATACAAAATTACTATTGATGATGCTTACTCTGATGGGGAAGACCTTGGATGGGATATGACAGCCTTCACAAACAAGCCTGCCATTAAAATTAAAGGTATGGCATTCAATGCTGCTATTCCTATGACATTCAGTGACTCAGTTAAGATGCGTATTGTTGCACCTGCCATGATACCTATGAACATCTATAGACAAGATGAGGATGGTGAAGAGTATGATGTTCAATTTACTGCAGAGGTAATTGAGCAGATACACGCCAAGTTCATGAAGAACCTAACTAATAAGGACATCTTTAACCTTGAGCATGATCAAGATGAGAAGGTTCCTGCATACATCCTTGAGGCTTGGATAGTAGACAGTCCAGAGACTGACAAAGCATTCACAACATACGGCATTGAAGTACCTAAGGGAACATTGATGTTGACAAGCCAGATCACTGACAGAGAATACTATGATGCACTGGTTGAGTCTGGTCAGGTAGGTTACTCTATTGAGGGCTTCTTAGGTATGAAATTATCGGAACAATTAAAACTAAATACAATGAAGTTACCAGATGGAGAACACATGATTGAGGATAAAATCTACGTTGTTAAAGACGGAGAAATTATTGAAATCAAGGAAATGCCTGCACCAGCAGAAGCAGAAATGGCTGCTGATCCAGTAGCAGAAGAGGAAGCTGCAGCAGCAGCAGAAAACCCAGAAGCAGAGGCAGAAGTTGCTGAGGCTGATGCACCAGTACAGGAGGAGATGGCTATTGACCCAGCGGTTGATACAGAGGCTATCCTTGCTATTGTAGCACCAATGCTTGAGGAGCACATGAATGCAGTAATCAGAATGATTGCTGACTTGAAAAATCAACTTGAGGAAAGTCTTGCTGTTGAGACTGAAACAGAAACAGAGAATGTGGAGTTAACTACACATGAGAAATTTAAAGAATATGTAAAATTTTCAAAAACCAAATAAAATGAATCGTAACCTAAAATTCAACCTGGATATTGAAACCAACGCGTTGTTGGCAGCAAATCCTGAGGAGTTCTATTCTAAGGCATACTTGTCTAGTCCAGATATCCCAAACAACTTCAGAACTTTACCAGGTGTAAAGTCAAAAACTAAATTGGCTAATGTAGTATTTGGTCAAGTGTTGCAAGCATACAACTGTGCTTTTTCACCAAGTACTGACCAATTAGATGCTATTGACATTGATGTATGTTCATTGTCTGCAATGGCTGAGCTTTGTCAGTTTGACTTAGAGCAATCATTCTTAGCTTTGCAAATGACAAAAGGATCTAATGGTGACTTCACTGTTGCATCTTTTATGGCATACTACTGGAATGAGATGGCAATGACTATCGGTCAAGACATTGAGTTATTAAGATGGCAAGGTGATACTGCATCTGCTGACCCATTATTAGCTTTGTGTGATGGTTACTTAGTTAAGATGTGTGCTGATGCTGATATCGTTGGTTTATACACTGCAGCTGTTACTACTTCAAACGTATTGACAATCATGGAGTCTATGCTTAATGCTGCTCCTGCTGCAATAGTAAGACGTAAAGCTGACTTGAGATTTTATGTATCAACAAATGTAGCTAATGCTTATGAGTTGAAAGCAGCAACTGGTAACACTCAAACTTATGTTACTTTACCATTAGGATTGACTTTCTTAGGTATCAATGTAGTTACTTGTGAAGGGATGCCGGATAACACTCTTGTGTTGACTTTAAAAAACAACCTTATCTACAGTTTTGATGCAGAGGGAGATTCAAAAGCATTGAAAGCAATCAACTTAACTGACTCAATTGCTGAGCCTGTATTGAGAACACGTGCCAACATGAAGGTAGGTTTCCATTACACAAACCCTGCTGAGATCGTTGTGCATAATATCTGCTTTGACTAACAACATAATGGGAGGTATTAATTGCCTCCCTATTTTTAACCTTTAAAAAATACAATATTATGAGCTGTGAAGCATTATTGACCATCGAGAAATCTTGTGAGAACAATAGCGGTGGTATAAAAAGAATTTACGTAAACCTACAGGATAATGTAGACATGGATACACTGGCAACAGTTACTCCTGTTGTTACTCCTGGTGATGCATACACTATCGGTACACTTGACTTAGTAGTTGGTGCTGACCCATTCATTGAGTTTGAGTTCAGAAGAAATACATCTGGATACACAGAGGAGAGCAATATTGACTTAATCAATGGCTCAAGTTTTGTGACTCAAACTATCAACCTAATGTTCCACAGAAGAGAGGCTGCTAAGTCAAATGCTATTAAAGTATTAGGCTCTGGACAACAGTACTTATCTGCTGTAGTTGAGGACCAAAATGGTATCCTTTGGTTCTTCCCATACTTGCAGTTGACTGCATCTGGAGAAGGTTCAGGTACAGCTCGGGCAGATGGTTCTAAGTACAGTGTCACATTGCTTGCTGAGAATGACTACTTAGCTCAAGCAATGACTCCTGCTGTGTTGACTGGTTTATTATAACCCTATCATATCTATAAACAGCCTCACTTCGGTGGGGCTTTTTTAATTATTCTAAACACGTAGTACAATATAGGTATGATATATCTTGAGAAAGACACAGTCAACATATTTGTACTGACCTTGACAGAGGTGACAACCATCCCAAACCCATACTATTTGTTTGAGTTTCAAGATGAGTTCAACACTACTGCCAGCCTTATCTATTGGGTAGGTACAGATACTTCTGCATATCCTTCAAGATTCAATCTGTTTACACTTGATGAGCCTACAGATATTGACTTTGTAAAAGGTCAGTATAGATACAGAGTGTATGAGAGCTCAACACCCCCACCACTCAACCCTACTGGCTTGACCATGATAGAAGAGGGCAGGATGGTAGTGGCAGGTGCACAAATTAATTCAATATATGACTAATGGCATGGTATAGTAGATTCGTAGGCACTAAGCCTAAAGCAACAGAAGTAGTGGAAGGATATCAATCCTTTAGTACACCATTTGGCAATGTGGGAAGTGCTAACTTATCATTGCCTTATGTCAATGGTAGATACCAGATAGCTGGATACATACCATTTGGGCAGGATAATATGTTCCCTGAGCTACTTAACCAACTTTACTACACATCACCACTACATGGTGCAATAGTGGACTTCAAGACCAATGCAATAGTAGGTGGTGGATATACCCTTGAGACTGCTAAGATGTCAAATGAGGATAAGTTAAAGCTGTACACCTTTGAAAAAAAGATGAAGCTCAACAAGACCAGCAAGGCTATAGCTCAGCAGTTGATTGTTCACCATAGAGTGTACTTCAAGTTGTGCTACAATGAGAAAGGTGAGCTGTACAGGATAGATAATGTATCACCTGAGAAGGTTAGAGTTGCCAGAGATAAGATAACATACTTTATGTGTGATGACTGGTCAGCTCGAATTGATGTAGTACCTATCAAGAGGGCACATCCTACCAACAGAGACCTTGAGCAGTTGTATGTTTATGAGATTATGACCTTGGGTCAGGAGTGGTATTCTTTGCCCCAGTACACATCGGCACTTAATTTTGCATTTTTGAGTGGCGAGCTGTCATTTTTTGCTAAGAGTAACATCCAAAACTCAGTATTCCCTTCCTTTGCTATGATGTTTCCTAAGAGACCACAGTCAGAAGAGGAGAAACACATGATAAAGCGCACCATAAATAACCTTAAAGGTGCAGAAAATGCTGGTAAGGCTGTGGCATTCTTTGCTAACTCAGCTGACCAACTGCCAAAGATAGAGTCACTACCTACCAACAACAATGATAAGCTCTTCCATGAAGCCTCTGCACTCAATACTGAGCAGATATGCTTCTCACATACTATTGACCCTATCTTGATGGGAGTAAGGACCACAGGAGCACTTGGCGGTGGGGCTGATATCAAGCAGGCATACGTTGTATTTGAGAAAAATGTAGTGATGCCATTGAGAGACCAGGTGGAGGAGATAGTAAATGAACTGTTGGCACTGGCTAAGATACCAGGTAAGTATATGCTCAACAACTTCCAGATAATAAATGAGACTATTGTAGAGATAGAAGGTGATGCATCTAAGACAGCTGATGCCATCAACTCATTGAGTCCACTTGTAGCTACAAAAGTACTTAATGCAATGACTCCTAATGAGGTCAGAGCACTTGCATCCTTACCTCCTATTGAGGGTGGTGACATCATACCAACAGAAACACCTGCACCATGAACTACTTTATAACAGAAACCTACCTCAAGACTAACACACCTATCACAGCTAATGTGGATGTGACTGATGTAACACCATACATCGCTACACAGGCTCAGCTTAGAGTTATGCCTATCTTAGGAACTACCTACTACAACTATTTGTTGGCAGCATACAACGCTCAGACGTTGACAAATGATGAGGAGGACCTTGTTCTATTCATACAGCCAGTGATTGCATGGAGATCAGCAGAGGATGCTGTCTTTGGCTTGACATACCAGCTTAAGAACAAAGGATTGCAGACTCAGTTCGGTGACTTCTCATCAAATGTGGGTAGGTCAGAGGTTGCATTTGGCATGGAGCACTTTGCACAGAAGGCTTCATTCTTTGAGCAACGGTTGATTAGATACTTGATAGCTAACAAGGCATTGTATCCTGGCTTCACAGACCCTATCAACAGAGATACTGACCTTAGACCTATGATTGATGCTTGTGATTGTAATTGTGTAGGTCAGTGCCACAGTGGATGCCCATGTGGAGGGATGAGAGAGAACGGATATAACAACTCAATACTGATATTGTAATGGCGTTTAATGAGATAGCATTCACAGTGATCACAGTACTAATGTCAGCAATAGGATACTTCCTTAAAGCATTGCATACTGACCTTAAATCTGTAGTAGAGGAACAGAAGAAAATAATTGAGACTCAAGGAAGGCTCAAAGGTAAGATTGAACTGGTTGACAATGAGTCCAGGTTCAAGTATGAAGCCATTGAGAAAATGACTCAGCTTGAGATCAAGCACCTGGCAGAGCAAATCAGTGAGCTAACTCAGTCAGTGAAGAAACTAATAGAAGTACAACTAACAAGATGAGTATAAGACAAAGATGGTCAGCAAAGACCCCGCACTTCTGGAAGAAAGTACAGAGAGTAGCAATAAAATTAGGAGCTATAGCTACCGTTATAGTTGCTGCACCAATAGCACTACCTGCAGCGGTAGTAACTGTGGCAACATACACCATAGTGGCAGGAACAGTAGCCGCAACATTATCACAATTAACAGTTGAAACCAATGACTAACGTAAAGAACTACACTGACAAGCAACTACTGGATAGAGTCCAGGGCTTAACATCTTATTTTTGGACTCCAGCTGATATGTGGCTGTTGTTTGTGCGATCCAATGAGGATGCAAATGACCAGTTTGATGACAAGGTGTACATATTCAAGGGCTCTTCCTTCCAGTTTGTGACCTCTTGCACCACCAACAAAGGCAACAAAGGTACTGCTGTGATGGAAGCAGACCAATGGAACTATGATTGTTATGCCTATGGCTTGCATAGAGGCAAAATGGAGGCACTTAGACAGGTTAAAGGTGTACCATACAGAAGAGACTATACAGTTGATGGTAAAACAAATCCCACAACAGAGATAAAAACTGATATTATATTCATGAACATCCATGGAGCAACATATAACAAGGGCTCACAACAAGTAGCAACTAAGATAGGTGGGTGGTCAGAGGGATGTTTGGTCCTGAACAACAATGCAGACTATGAACGCATGGTAAAAATGGCAAAGGACCAAGCAAAAGTATCAATGGTTTTAATAAATGAATTTTAATATGGCAAAGAAAGTAGGCAGACCTAAGAAAGTGGACCTCATCATTGAGACCAACAAGGCAGAGATTGAGTACCACAAGGATGGCACTAACCATGACCTTAAGTATGACGGTAAGAAGGTAGATGTGCACATCAAAAAAGATGAGACAGGTACGAAAGTAGAGGTAACTTCTGAGAATAAGTTCCTTAAAGCGGTTGCAACCTTGGCATCTAAATTCATTGTAAAGAGATTCAAGAAAAAATAGTACCTGCCTACTTACCATAAGAACAGTTAGCAGGTCACTCCACTATGTATAAGCTCACTTAGGTGGGCTTTCCTTATTTAGAATGATTATAAATTACAATTATTTTCAACAAATTGTTAATTATTTTTTGCACGTATGGAAATTATCACTACATTTGTAAGGTAATCAATACGGAAAAATATGAAAAAGTTTATGAAAGAATGCGGTGAGTGCCAAGGAAATGGATACACTTACACAAACAGTACCTATGACAAAGACCCTCAATATGATGTGTCTTATGAATGTAAATATTGTGACTGTGAAGGTCAAGTACAAGACAATGAGGCTATCAATGAAGCTATTGAGGATGCTCAGTGGATGATTGATGGCATGATAGCCAGACTTAGATTGACCTCTGATAACATCAAGATGGTTGCTAAGTTTGAGATGCTACCAGATTTTATGGCAAAATATAAACATACACTTAGCATCCAAGCCAGAGCTCTTGCAAGACTTGAGATGTACAAAGCTAACCTTCAAAACTTGTAGTCATGACAGAGAATCAAAAAGCAATACGTGACACCCTCATCATGGGTGCAATGTTCCTGGTAGTTACTATAGTACTAACTATCATGGGAGTAATAGGATGATTAATTTAGCATACATTAAAGGGTGGGACAGGTTCAATGAGAGCCTGTACTACCGTTACCTTAAAGCAATAAACAATGTGGATAGTACACTACAAAGCATACACTCAAGGACAGTGGATGAGATTCAGCAAGATCGTAGAAGCAGACTCATCTGCTCAAGCAAGGCAAAGAGCCGACATCTGGGAGAAGTTAATAATCAAAGTAAGTAAGATATGAAACCAAAACACAAAGCACAACAAATCTATGCAGCGGCTATTGTCCTGCATGGTGAGGAACACGCTAAGCAGGAAGCTATCAACTCAGCAACTGCCACACTTGCCCTCGCACCATTTGACCAACAGAAGTACTGGAAGGAAGTTATAACATTATTACAGAGCAAATGATATCAACAATGACCACAATAGTGTTGGCTTATAAAGCTATGTTCTACGTAACAAGGTACTCATGATAAAAGTAGGATCAGATTTCTCTGGTGTTGGTGCGTTTGACCAAGCACTGATTAAATTAGGTATTGAATATAAAACAATCTTTGCCTGTGACATGGATAAGTATGCAAGAGAAACATTCATACACAACTATGGTGAACCTAATTATTATCCTAAAAATGTATATGATAGAGAGATTCCATCAGAGTCACTTGACATCTACATGACATCACCTCCCTGTCAAGCATTCTCATTAGCTGGAAAGCGATTAGGCAAGGGTGATAAAAGAGGGATATTATTTTTTAATTCTTATGAGTTTATTCAAAAAAACAAACCCAGATATTTTATTTTTGAGAATGTTAAAGGATTGCTTTCAGATGACAATGGTAACACATTCTCAGAGTGGGTAAATTATTTAGGTGGAAAATCTGTTAATGGTAATTCTGTTATTTTTCCTTATTCAGATTCAGTTCCTTATCACTTGTATTGGAAGGTATTGAATGCTAAACAACATGGAGTGCCTCAAAACAGAGAGAGAGTGTTCTTAATTGGTATCAGAGATGACTCAGATAATGACTTTCAATTTCCAAAAGAAGAGTATTTGACTACTAGACTGAAAGATGTACTTGAGGATGATGTTGATGATAAGTATTTTTTGAGTGAGAAAATGTTAAATTTTGTATTAACTACTAATTTTCAAGAGGCAAAACCAATAGACATAAATAAAGATGCAGCTCCTTGTGTAAAAGTAGGAGGTGATGTATCATGTTTTGATACTAATAAATTGAAAATCAAATCAGGCACAGCAAAAGGTTATGAAGAAGCTAATGAAGGTGACTCTATTAATTTTGGATTTGCATCCTCAGATACTCGAAGAGGTAGAGTTGGTAAAGAAGTAGCACAGACATTAGATACATCTTGTAATCAAGGTGTGATGGTAATAGGTTTTGGTAGGTCAGATGAAGAAAAAAAACGAAGAAAAGAACATTACAAAAAAACTGGTAAAGATTCTGGTTCTTTTAAGGATAAAAGTTTAATATTAAAAAAGCAAGAATATTATGATACAATAATTGCTAATCCAAATCCACAAAAAGAGGGGTTAATATATAACAGCTACAAAATTCGCAGATTAACACCTCGAGAATGCTTCCGACTGATGGACTTCCCAGATACTTTCACCTGGCCTGTAAGTGATAGTCAAGCATATAAACAAGCAGGTAATTCAATAGTAGTAAATGTTCTATATAAAATAATAAAAAATTTAATAAAATGAGTGAAGAGGCAAAAATGGCACTGTTTACTTGTGTAGTAGCAGCAGTAGTAATGATTATAGGAACAATATACAATGATAGAACAAATAATTGAGCACATTAGAGAGCATGAACTGGATAAGCCAAGCAGAGCAAGAGAGTATGTGTACAGAAGGGCATTCATTTGCTACCTGCTACGAAAACAAGGCTGGACCCTGCAAAAGATAGCAGACCTATTCAACAGAAACCATGCTACCATCATGCACTCTATTGTTGTGCACAACCAGTTCATGCAACATAAGGACACGATCTACTTATCATACATCCAGATGGAGATTCAACTGTTTGAGCCAGTGATTGAGGTGAAGAGGAACATCTATGATGACATCTTGAAGTGCAACAATACCACTGACTTGAAAATAATTAAGGAGATGATTGCTAATAATGAATATTATTAAGTATCTTAGCAACGCTTTAACCCGATTGATTATCCGAAAGACCCTCCTCCTTGATTGGCTGGAGGGTTTTTTGTGTTAATTAGGTACACAAGTACACTTTTTCGCCCTATATACTATATGTATTTATTTTTTGATGATATTATATATTTTTATTTTTTTCAGAAACTACCAAAAAACAGTGAAAATGTGTACCAAAATTACTGAAAGCCTTGTAAACACTATATTTTTATAGGTACACATTTAGGTACACTTTTTATTTTTAATAAATTAGTATCATATATAGAAATTATTATTAGATTTGCAAAGGGGTTGTCGGAGGCATCCACTTAAAAGGTTCACGCTGCCTTTCCCCTATTTTTTATTTAGCGTGATTTAATTTAGCGTAATATGATTGTATCAATTTTCAAGAAGGTAACAGATACCACCAACCCATTCAATAAGTCAGCACTCTACTGCCTTGATCGTATCAGAGACGGTAAGTCAAAGGAGTTAGTACTGCAGATTAGAGCACTCAACAAAGAGGAACAGAGACCACTTAAGAATCAGCTCCCTGGTGTTTGTTTCAATGGAACATTTAAGAATAGGTCAATCAAAGGTATTGACCAAAGGTCTGGACTCATTGTCCTTGACTTTGATAATATGAGTCACCAGGCAGAAGCCATCCAGTTCAAAGAAAAACTGATTACTAATGAGTATGTGTTCAGTGCATGGATATCTCCAAGCGGTAAGGGAGTGAAGGCACTCATAAAGATACCTACTGATGGTGAGTTCAAAGGTTACTTTAATGCACTTTGTACTTACTTTGACTCAGACTACTGGGATAACTCTGGCAGTAACATTGACCGATTTTGCTTTGAGTCATACGATCCAGAGATATACATCAACCAGGACTCAACTACCTGGACTCAGATTGAGGAGCCAGAGATTGAAGAGATAGGCTCAATGGATGTAATGATACCTATCAAGTCAGATAATAGAATCATTGACAATCTACTCAAGTGGTGGGAGAGGAAGTACGGCATGGCAGAAGGCTCTAAGAATAACAACTTGTTCAAGTTAGCTGCTGCATTCAATGACTTTGGTATCAACCAATCAGAATGTGAGAATGTGTTACTTAAGTTTGATGAGGGAGGAAAGGAGATTGAGATACGTAAAATTGTAAAATCAGCCTATGCCAAGACTTCACAGTTCGGCACCAGGTTCTTTGAGGATTCTGCATCTAAAATAAAGATAGAGAAACACATCAGAGCTGGTAAAAAGACAGCAGATATAATCAAGATACTTCCAGAGTTCAATCAAGATGAGGTTGACAAATGTGTGGATGCCATCAAAGAGACTGGTAATATTGAGGACTTCTGGACCTACACTAAGAGCAACAAGATACAGCTCAGCATCCATCAATATAAGTTTTGGCTACAGCAAAACAACTTTTTTAAATACTTTCCTGTAGATAGTAACACCTACAGCTTCATAAAAAAGGAGCAGAACCTTATTGAGGAAACCAATGAGAAACGAATTAAAGACTTCACACTTGGCTCTTTGCTCTCCAGGGAAGAGATAGGATATCAACCTTATGATATGATGGCAGGAGCAACTAAGTACTTTACATCTGAGTTTCTGTCTATGCTTGACAGTGCTCAAGTAGATATGCTTGAGGATACTGCTGATAAGTGTTATCTATATTATAAGAATTGTGCTGTAGAAATCACAAAAAAAGTAATTACAAAACATGAGTATATTGACCTTGATGGATATGTTTGGAAGAGACAGATAATAGACAGAGAATATACTGATAACGATCACCATGATAGTGAGTTCAGAACCTTTCTCTGGTTGGTCAGTGGTAAGGACTCAGCAAAGTACAACAGCTTCAAGTCAGTTATAGGTTACTTGATGCATTCTTATAAGACATCAGCCAACAATAAAGCTATCATATTCAATGATGAGACTATCAGTGAGAATCCAAACGGTGGTAGTGGTAAGGGATTGTTTTGGAATGCACTGGCTAAACTTAAGAAAGTAGCATCCATTGATGGTAAGACTTTTGAGTTCACTAAGTCCTTCCCTTATCAAACAGTGTCAACAGATACTCAGCTGTTGGTATTTGATGACGTTAAAAAGAACTTTAACTTTGAAAATCTATTTTCACTCATCACAGAGGGTATCACACTTGAGTACAAAGGGCAGGATGCCATCAAGCTCCCAGTGACTAAGTCACCAAAGATAGTGATCACAACTAACTACACTATCGGAGGTGTTGGTGGTTCCTTTGAACGTAGGAAGTTTGAGGTAGAGATGAGCAACTACTTTGGTCACAACAAGTCACCACTGGATGAGTTTGGTCATATGCTATTTGATGATTGGAATAATGACCAGTGGATAATGTTTGACAACTTTATGATACAGTGCTGTCAGTTCTACCTCAAGCATGGACTTGTATCTCATGAGTTCACTAACCTTGATGTAAGGAAGTTTATTAAAGAGACCTGCTTTGAGTTCTATGACTGGAGCAGTGACCAGAACCTTCCATTAAACATCAGACTATACAAGGATGAGTTACATGATATCTTTATCAATGAGTACACTGACTACTCAAAGCTAAGTAAAAAAAGATTCACTCAATGGCTCAGTATATTTGGTCAGTTTCATGGGCATAAGATAATTGAAGGCAAGACTAACAACAGGAGATGGATAGTCTTTGAGAATGAGAATACACCCCCACCACCATCAAATGATGTGTGGGATGAGTTAAACCATAAAGCAGGATTCTAATGATAACAGTTAACTCCCTAAGCGGTGGTAAAACATCCAGCTATATAGCTCAACACTACCCAGCTGATTATAATGTATTTGCATTAGTCAGAACAGATGACAAAAATTGTCTATTTCCAGATGCTAAAATACGGAAAATTGTATCCGATAAAATAGGACGTGAATTTATAGGAACGTTAGAAGAAGATACTATAATTTACACTATGTTAGATTTAGAACAATATTTAGGAAAAGAAATAATTTGGTTAAGTGAAAAAACATTTGATGAAGTTATTTCTAATTATAAAATGGCAAACGGTAAAAATTATTTACCCAACCAAATGACACGTTTTTGCACCGTAGACATGAAAATAAAACCCATTGCACAATGGTGCTATGAAAATACGGAATTACCCGTACAAATGAGAATAGGATTTAGAGCGAATGAAGTAAGCCGCGCAAATAGAATGATTGAAAGACAAATAGACGGCATAGAAAACTTTAAATTTAAGGTAGGAAATAAAAACGGGCGCAATAAATGGAAAGAGTTACCGTATAGAATCACAGAATTTCCATTAATTAAAGATGCTGTTTTTAAAGATACTATTGAAACTTTTTGGAAAGATAAACCCGTTAGATTTGCGTATCAAAATAATTGTGTTGGATGTTTCCACCGTAACGAATTAATGTTAAAACACATGAGTAACAAAGCAGAAAAACAGTTTAACTGGTTTATTGAAATGGAACAAAAAAACGGATGCACATTTAAAAGTGGAATTACTTACGAAAAGATTAAAAATTACAAAACGCAATTAGAATTATTTGACAATGATTTTACAGATTGCGATAGTGGATATTGTGGACTATAATATATAAACTATGAACAAAACAAACCTACAACTACTCAAGGCACTGGAGCTTGAGTCAATGAAACAAAAGTACCCTAACACCAATGAAAGCTACTTAGGGCTCACCAAATGGAATGATAACTCAGCCAACGCACTGACTCAATGTGTGATTGCTTACATCACCTACATGGGTGGTCAAGCTGAACGTATCAGCTCACAAGGTCAGTACAGGGAGGGAGCAAAGATACAAGTCGGAACAGGTGAACTTGCTCACCATCGACAGCTCCCTGGTAAGTGGACACCAGGACAGAGTACTAAGGGTACTGCTGACATCTCATCTACTATCAGAGGGAGGTCAGTTAAGATTGAGATTAAGTATGGAAAGGATGTACAGTCACAGGTGCAGAAGGAGTATCAAGCATCCATTGAGAGGGCAGGAGGGGTGTATATCATTGTGAGGACCTTTGATGAGTTTGTGGTGTGGTATAAACAATTTACAGAAGGGATATGAGTGCAAAGGATAAGGCAAAGGAATTGTATCTTAAAATGTTAAATTGGGAAACTGATTCAAATAAATTTTTAGAAAGAAATATTATTTCTACATCAGCCAAACAATGTGCATTGATAGCTGTGGATGAGATATTAAAACAATGTTGGGACTATCGAGATATTGACTTGCAAGCATCTTATGATTACTGGCAAGAGGTCAAACACGAAATACAAATACTATGACATGGGAGGAAAATTACCTAAAAGGTAGGACAAAAGAAGAGGTGTTGCGTAGACTTAAAGTCAAGTTAAAGCACTACATGAAGAAGTACGGTGAGAAGAGAGTTAAGGGTGTAAATAATGAATCAACAGATAATTGTTAATAACTTTATTTTGTATATATGCAAAACTTTATTAACTTTGACGAAAATAATTTAATCATGGAAAAGCAATTAATCAGCTCATCTGAGAAAATCAGACAGGCAAATGAAGTACAGGTCACACTGTCCTTCCACCAGAAGCTCCACAGAGCTAAGTTAGCAATTGGTAAGGTTACTAAGAATGCTAACAACCCACACTTCAAGAAGTCTTATGCTGACTTGAATGCAATCATTGAGGCAGTTGAGCCTATTCTACTTGAGAATGGCTTACTACTGTTGCAACCTATCCAAGGCAATAGTGTTTGTACTCAAATCATTGACATTGACTCAGCAGATAAGATTGAGTCTTGTATGGAACTGCCAGCTGGACTCAACCCACAGCAACAGGGTAGTGCCATAACTTACTACAGAAGGTACACCCTCCAGTCAACTCTATCACTACAGGCAGTAGATGATGATGGTGCAGCTGCAAGTAAGTCAACACCAACCAAGCCACCTATCAGTGATGAGCGACTTACAGATGCAATTACTGCTATTGAGAAGGGCACTTACTCACTTGAGAAGTTAAAGGATCAGTTTTCACTTACTAAAGAACAGGAGGCAAGACTATGAAGTGGAGAGCATCACAATTAGGCAACCTAATGACCAACTCAAGGAGTAAGTCAGAGGTACTATCTGAGACTACTAAGTCAGAGATACGCAAGATAGCTAAGCAGGACTTTTATGGGTACACTACAGAGATCAAGACTAAGCCAATGATTAAGGGTACTGACTGGGAGCAGGAAGGCATTGACCTACTGAACTCAGTTAGGTTCACTCAGTACACTAAGAATGACATAAGGGTAGAGAATAGGTACATGACAGGGTGCTGTGACATCATAACAGATGACAGTATCATTGACATCAAGTCATCCTGGTCATTAGAGACCTTCCCAGCAACACCATCAGAAGGTGATGCAAGTGGATATGAATGGCAAGGACGTGCATATATGTGGCTCTATGAGAGACCAGCCTTTGAGTTAGTCTACACCATGTACACTACACCAGATGAGCTACTGACTGAGTGGGATAACCTATCCATCCATAGAGTTGACCACATTGACCCAGCTAAGCGTATCACAGTGGTGAGATATGAGAGAGACCAGGCACTTGAGGAACAAATCAAGGAACGGTTGATTCACTGCTCAGAGTATTATTCACAGTATATTAATGTTTTAAATAATAAGTAATGAGAGTATCTAAAGATATCTATAGAAAAGATGAGATGACTTGGCAAATATTTAGAGATTTTTTGCTTGATGTTACAGATAGTAATGGTGTTGTGAATAAGTCAATTGCAGAAACAGCTAAAAACCATAAATTATATAGATGGGGAGACGTTAGTCTTATTGTAAAAAGAGGTAATAAGATATTCAATGGTGAATCAGATGTTCATATAAACACAATGGCTAAAAATTACTTTCACAAATACATGACTTTTGAATATCCAAAACGTCAAGGACATAAGGACATTAAACAAATAACACTGCCATTTGAAAGTAGGGCTTGTGAACTTACACCACCACCACCACACATTATCAAGGATGCTATGAAAGGCACAGTCACTGTTGTTCCTCAAGGCAAAGAGAAAGAATTTATTGAAAGTACTAAGGTTGCACAGCCCCAGCAACGTAGAGAATTTAGTTTTGGATGGGGATTTATTAATATTAAGTTTTAAACAAATGTCAGAACTAACAATCAAAGGAGCTATCAAGCTCATCAACCCAGTCAAGGTCATCAGTGACAAGTTCTCAGTGAGAGAGTTTGTTATCGTAACAGGTGATGCCAAGTACCCTCAAGAGGTAATCTTCCAGACAGTCAATGACAGGATGGATGTGATAGCGCCGTATGGTGAAGGGCAACAGGTAACAGTATCATTCAATGTGAGAGGTAGAGAGTATAACGGTAAGTACTACAACACCCTTGATGCTTATAAGGTGCAAGGTGAGTCTGTTGCTTCTGCTCCAAGTGTACTTGATAGCATCCTAAACAATGAACAAGATGACCTGCCGTTCTAAGACCGTTTATCTCCAGGAAGGTCAAACACTAACCGACTGGATGAGAAAAGAGCTCAGAGATAAGCTAAACAGCAGAAACAGGGCAGTGCACATGGCAGATGACATCGGGGTGGTCAATGGTACCCTGCACAGGTTCCTACATGGTGGGGAGGCAAAAGGTAAGTTTTATGATAAGGTTTTTAATTACTTGATGAAATGAACTACTTAGTACAAATAATGATCTACATTGAAGGGCAGTACCACACCCCTCAATCAATACTTGATAAGATTAACAACTTAGGCTCTGGTAAGCCACCTACTCAAGTGCCGAGCAAGCGTTGAGTACCACATAGGGGAGTGTAACAGCTCCCCTTTGTCATGTACAAAACTTTGATTATATTTACAC